GGATAGGTGTTGGCGTACGTCGAGGATGCGTTGCAGCTCGGGGAAGTCGTCGGGGTAGGCGACCATCGCCGCTCGGGCACCGGCGAACCGGAGCTCGTCGAGGGTGGCGATCTGCTCGGGGGTCGGCTTGTTGGGCGGGACCTTCAGCTCCAGGTAGACGATCCCGACGCCCTCGACCCGGGTGTTCCACAGCTCCAGGTCGGGCCAGCCCTTCCGGCTCGTCGCCGTGGTCCAGGTCTTGCCGCGGCCGATGGTGCGGCGGGTGTGGTTGTGGTGCCAGCCGAACAGGTGGGCGAGGTCGATGACCTGCTGCTGCCACTCGATCTCGGTCACGGGGCCTCGCCGTTGTGTCGGGCCTTGCGCTCGTCGCCGTGCTTGGTGCAGAAGTAGCCGAGGTGGGCGTTGTGGGTGTTGAACAGCTCGACGGTGGCCTGCTTGGTGCACAGCGGGTCGTTGCACACTCGGGCCATCGGCTTCAGGTAGGCGGGCATCAGTCGCCCCGGCGTGTGACGAGCCCGAGGCGGTGGGCGAGCGCGGCGAGGTCGGCGTCGGCCTCGACCTGATCGTTGTGGTGAGCGCAGAGGGTGACGAGGTTGTCGACCGTGTAGGCGCCGCCCTGGCTGGCCTTGACGACGTGGTGGGGGGTGATGCCGCCGAAGCATCGGCCGGCGCCCTCGACGGCTTGGAGGCGGCACCGGTAGCCGTCTCGGGCGAACACCCTCTCCCGGATCGGGGCCTTGGCCCGGTTGAGCGCGGCCTGGCGTTTCGACACGGCCCTCATGGCAGCAGCGCCTCGATGCCATCGGCGAGGGAGTGGCGGCCGAGGTGGCGAAGGTTGGTGACGGCCTTGGCGATCTCGGCGCGGTCGGCGTCGTCGAGGGGCTGGAACGCCAGGCCCTTGCGGATCGCCGCCGCCCGAGGGCCGTTGCGCCACCGCTCCAGGTAGTCGGCGTGCTGGTCGATCCGGTCGGCGATGGTCGTCACCCTCGGTGCTCCTTCACGTTGGGGCACGTGGCGAAGTGGGCCATGTGGAGCTGGGTGACCCGAGGGACGCCGCCGGCCAGCTCGTCCTTGGTGAGCACCCGCACGTGGGGCGGGCTGACGGTGCGGTCGGTGAACACGACGTTGCCGGCCGGGTCGGGCTCGACGTTGACCGGCATCCGGCGGCCGGCCTCGGTGAGCGCCCACACGATCCGGGCTCGGCAGCTACGGCACGTCGCCATCACACCCACCCGGCCCGGTCAACGTCGCCGTCGTGGGCGGCCTCGGCGTGGAGCCACGCCTGGCGTTGATGCCAGTCCTTGGGCAACCCACCCGGGTCGGTGAGGTCGCCGTGCTCGGAGCAGGTAGCGAACCAGTCGTCGTTGACGTTGGAGTCCGGGCCGGCGAACGCGTGCTCCACGCTCACCAGGGGCCGCTTGCCGAGCTTCATGACGGCCGCCTCAGCGACAGGATCAGCTCGGCCTCGGTCCGCACGTCGGCGTTCGACCCGACGGGCAGGCCCTTGGTCGGGATGCGTCGAGCCTCCTCGATCGTGTAGCCCCGCACCAGCCAGTCGTTCAGGTGGAACTCGACCACCTTCTGCTCGACGGCCAGCTCGCCCTTGCGGCGGGTCCGGTAGTGGTTCTTCACGTTGACGAGGACGAGCCCGCCGGGCCTGAGCACGTGGTGGCAGGCGTCCCAGGCGGCGGTGTGGAACTCCCGGTAGCGAGGCCCCCACTGCATGACCATCGCGTTGTCGGCCGAGTCGACGGGCTCGACCCCGGACTCCCTCAGCTTGTGGACGTAGGTGTTGCGGTGGTGGTCCCGACGACCAGCGCCTTGGCAGTCGGGGCACATGCCGTCGTCGTGCTCGGTGCCGTCGTCGTCGGTCCACTGGATCGAGCCCTGCCCGCCGCACCCCCGGCACCGCTCGACCGCGATGTGGCTGTCGGCCATCCGGTTGCCGTAGCACGGGCTCGTGGCGATCACGTCGAACGTCGCCCTCGGGAACACCTGGCCGAGCTCCAGCACCGACCCGCAGATGGTGTCGGGGTGGGCTCGCGCCCACTCGGGCTGAATCTCGTAGCCGACCGTCTCGACTCGGGCCTCGGCCAGCTCGTGGATGCCGCCGGTGCCGGCGAACGGGTCGAGCACCTTGATGTGCCCTCGGCGGGTGGCCTCGACGGCCAGCATCTCGCGGAGCCGGTCGAGGACCTTCTTGGGGTACGTCGCCGGGTGCTCGGGCGTCGAGTGCGACTGGCACCGGCCGGTGCGGACCAGCGCCCGTTCGAAGCAGCCGGGCTCGGGGCACCACATCTCGCGGTTGATCTCGTCGTCGACGAACCCGATCGTCTCCCGGGGCGGGCGAATCATCGCCATCAGAACGCCTCCTGCATCTGCCGGCCAGTCTCCCACCGGCCCACCCACGGTTGCTCGCCCGGGCCGCCTCGATCGAGGTGGGTGGGCCAGTCGTTCTCCAGCCGGTCGCCACGGAAGCGGGCGAGGGTGAGGCGCTTGGTCTGCTGGTCGGGTTGCAACGCCACGCCGATGTCGGGCCACCTCAGCCACACCGACGAGCCGATCGGCCTGAGGTCGCGCCGGCCGCCAGTCGCCTGGGGGGCGTGGTCCTCCATCAGCAGCGCGAACCCGTACCGCATCCGCAGCCCGTCGAGGACTCGGGCCACCTCCATCGCCGGCTCCTCGTAGCCCTCGCCGGGCGCCTTGATCGACGCCTTGTACGTCGGCCCCATGCACACGAGGTCGGGGCGCACCGCGGCCAGCACGGCCTCCAGGTCGGCTCGGTCGTGGCGGGTGCGGAGGTTGACGCCGCCCTCGCGGTGCCACAGCCACGCCCGGTCCTCGTCGTAGTCCTTGGCCCGGCCAGCCAGGTACGGGGTGATGAGCCGGTAGCCCGAGGCGATCCGGCCCGACGGGTTCTCCAAGTCGACGAACAGCACCCGCACCGGGGCGATCGGTTCGAACCCGAACGGGTGGATGCCCTGGCTGGCGCACAGCCCGACCTGCTGCAACACCAGGGTCTTGCCGACGCCCTCGGGCGCCACGAGGATCACGCGCCAGTCTCGGCGCAACAGCCCCGGGACGACCCACGACTGGCGGTCCGACTCGGGCATCGTCAGCAGGTCGCTGGTTCGCATCAGCCCAGCCGGCAGGTGGGCCAGCGGGAGATCGACGGCGGCAAGGCGGGCGAGGGCGTCGTCCACGATGTCGCCCGGGTCGACGAGCTTGTACGCCGCGTCGGCCATCTCGCCCGACAGGCGCAGCAGTTGCCGGCGGGCGGCGTGGGCCACGACGAGGGCGGCGTACGAGCCGACGTTGCTCGTCGAGGGGGTCGACGAGATCATCGTGAGCAGGTCGCCGTCTGACGCGCCGACGCCCTTCATCTCGGCGCTCACGGTCTTGGCGTCCACCGGATCGCCCCGCTCCCACAGCGCCACGATCGCGGCGAACACCGCGCCGTTGCCCGGCCGGTAGAAGTCGGTCGCCGCAAGGGCGTCGACCATCTCGGGCACCACCGCCGGGTTCAACATGCAGGCGCCGAGCACGAACCGCTCGGCCTCCTCGTCGTTCGGCACCTGTCGCCGCTGCTGGTCGTGCTCTGCCATCAGGCCTCCTTGGGGGTGAGTCGAACTGGTCTAGCGGACGAACGACGCGACGCCCGGCCCGAACGCCACCGGTGCCACCGCCGGCCCCGGGGTCGCCGGCTCGTTGTCGTACGCCTCGGCGGTCAGCCACGTCGCCGGCAGCTTCGTGAACTCCGGCTTGCGTCTCGGGTCCCGGGCGTAGGCCTCGGCAGCGGCCAGCATCCGTCGGGGGCTGGCCCCTCGACGGAGCGCCGCCATGTACGCCTTCCGCGCCGCGCCCTTGTCATCCCGGCGTGGGTAGGCCCTCCACCACTGCTCGAAAGCAGCCATCGCGTCTACGCGTTCTTGGTCTGCCATCGCGCGCGCGGTCTTGGTGATGGCCGAAGGCAAAGACGCTAGGGGGAGCGAAGCGACCCCTGGTTCATCTGGTAGTTCAGTAATAGGTGCGATCGGGCCAGATGCGCGGTTGGTCGTTTCCTCGGTGCGCGGTTGGTCGTCAGGACCATCCGCGCACAATGACTGGTTGGTCAGCACGTCGAAGTGCAGGACGATCTCGTTGACGAGGGAGCCCCGCCCGCTGGCCCTCGGGCGCCTCCGGGTGCTCAACAGCCCGTCGCCCTCCATCGCCGAGAGGTGCCGGCGCACGGTGCCCTCGCTCTGCAACGTCTCGGACGCGAGGAGCTTGGTGCCCGGCCAGCAGCACCACTCGCCGTCGTGGTCGCCCATGTGCTCGATCAGCACGATCAGGGTCAGGCGCTCGCCCGGGCTCCGGTTGGGGTAGCGCCAGGCGTGGGTCAGCAGCTCGTGGATGTTCCTACCGGGCATGGTGCACCTCGACCAAGGCCCGCTGGCATTCGCCGAGAAACGCCCCGCCGCCCTCAACCGACCACGGGTTGTCGCCCGGGGCGTCGGGTTCGTCGGCGAGCCACAAGGCGGCGGCCGCCACCAGGAGGTCATGAGCTGCCCGGCGTCGGAGTACCCGGGGGTCGGCTGTCACCGGGGTTGGGTAGGGTTCGTGCATCTGCTCCTCCTCGTCCGAGGGGTGGATGGTCTGGACGAGCGCCCCGGGGTCGTAGCCGGGGCGCCGTCGCGTGCGGGGTCGGGACTCTACGCCTCGGTGAGATCGGTGACGAGGGCCACGAGGTCGGCCAGCACCTCGGCGCCCGCCTCGGCCCCGGTTGAGGTTTCCCACCAGCCGGGCGGGCGGTCCAGCTCGTCGCGGTCGATGCCGTCGGTGATCTCGGCCAGGCGGGCCAGCGCCTCAGCTCGGGTCATGCCGTCGTCTCAGGCCCGAGAGGTGCAGGATCGTCGGCCACGGGGAAGCGCAAGACGTTGACGGCGCGAACGGCGCGAAGGCGGCAATCGCAGATCAGTCCCCGTCGGGGGCACGTCGGGAAGGCGTCAGCGCAGTCCATCTCGATCGCTGCCAGCGTGCCAGCCACCATTCCCACGGCATCCTCGACCGCCATATCGGCAACGAGACGTTCCGCCCGGTCGGCCATCACTCGGCCTCGGTGCGACAGCGGGCTCGGGCGGCCTGCACTTGGTCCTCGATGCCGTCCTTCACGGCGTCGAGGCGCGACCGCTCGGCGTGCAGGAGTCGCGCTAGCTCGCGGCGCTGGTCGGCGATCCCGGTCGGCGGGTCACCCTCGGCGTCGGTCCACAGGCCCGAGGTCGGGTCGAACAGTCGGATCGTCACGTCCTCGGCGGTCAGGTCGGCCACCTCGGCGTACACCTCGGGCGGCACCACGGCCGGGTCGGGTGCCGGTGTGGCCTCGCCAGACGGGCCAGGATCGCCCACGGCGGCCTCTGGCGCCTCGTCGGCGGTATCGGCCCCTCCGTCCGTCTCAGACGCCCCAGCGGGCTCCTGGGCGCCGTCCTTGCCCGGCCACGTCGACGCGGCCCACGCCGTCTTGGCGTCCTCGCCGAACTCGCCGCGCTTGATCTTCGCCTCGATCGAGGTCATGCGGGCGTTCGCCTTGCCCTTCTGGCGGGCGGTGAGGTGGCTCGGCACGGGGAGCGGGTCGTCCTCCTTGGACCACAGCTCGTTGAGCGCGGCCCGGGCGTCGGTGCCGGCCGCGGCGATCGCCTTGCCCCGGCCGGCGAACGCGTCGGCTTCCTCCTGGGGCAGCAGCTCGTCGAGCGGGTTCGGCGGGGGGAGCTCCCGGACGTAGCCCTCGGGCAACTCGATCGTGGCCGGGTCGATCGGCCGGCCCTGCTCGTCGACCACGGCGCCCAGCTCCTCGGGCGAGTAGAGGCCGATCGACGCCTCGGGGAAGAAATCGCTCTGGCACCAACCGGCCGCCCGCCACCACAGCATGCGCTTGGGGTAGGTGATGTACCCCTGGTGGCACGGGCACTTGGTCGTCGTGTAGCTCGACCCGTCGTTCCGGGTCCGGGTCTGGCTGGAGGTGGCGTGGTTGCCGGGCTGACAGTCCTTGCCAACGAGGCCGGCGGTGATGGCGTCCTGCCAGGTGAACTCCGTCTCGCCCCACACCTCGCCGCTCGGGCCGCAAGCGATCGCCACGGCCCTCTCGTCGGTGCGCTCACCGGGGCGGATCGAGCCGAGCCCGAGCCGTCTGATCTGGCCCAGCACCAGCTCGGGTGAGAGGGACAGCTGCACGTTGTCGTAGTCGGTCGGCTTGCGCTTGTCCCACCCGATCACATCGACCAGCTGCAAGGCGGCGGTGCCGCTGATGCCGAGGTCGCGCCCGATCATCACGAGGTGGAACGCCAGGTGCGGGTTGTTACGGATCGGGGCCGGGGCGCCGCCCGACATCGACAGGATGCGGGCTTGCATGGCGAGGCTCAGGAACTCGTCGCGGCCGGGGCTGGCCGGGAGCTGCAACGCCACGTCGGCGGCCCGCTCCAGAGCGGTGTAGGCCCGGCCGGCGGGGGCCGGAGGTTCGACCACCTCGACGGGGGTCGGGGCATCGGCGGTGGGATCGACGCTTTCGGCGTCGTCGACAACGGTCATGGTGTCTCCTTGGGGTGAGGGTGTTTCACGTGGAACTCTACGACGGGGGTGAGACGGTCAACCGTCCTCCTCGTCGAGCCAGTCGAACCCGAGCCACGAGCCCGGGATGCAGCCGGCGAACGGGTCCATCCAGTCAGGCTCGAAGGGGTTGGGTGGCGGGTCGGTTCGCTCCCGAGCGGTGAGCAGGAGGTGGGTGACCCACGCCGCGTCGCACTCCTCGGTCGGGTCGAGGCCGTAGGGCATGGCGCCGTCGGGCAGGCCCGCCGACATCGTGGGAGGGCCGTACCGGTCGACCCAGCCGGGCCACAGCGCCAGGTCGACCCAGTGCCCGTTCTCACCGACGAGCAGCGTCGCGTGGATGGACAGGGGCATCTCGACCCACTCGGACATAGGGCGAGGCCGGCGCACGATCTCGCCGTCGACCAGGCGCACCGTCTCGGTGATGACGGTCGGCTCACTGAGCATGGCGTTGCCGACCGGGACCCGTAGCCCCTCGACGACGATCGTGCCGCCCTCGCGGTCCAGCTCGATCCCGGCCGGCAACTCGATCCGCCTCATCCGTCTCGCCGCCAGTCGTACGGCCGCACCCGGACCTTGACGTGCCCGCCCCGGTCCATCGGCTCGGCGTCCTCCCGGCGGGCTCGCCACATCAACCGGCCGAACACGGCCCACAGCGGGACCAGCACGAGGGCGAGGAACGCCCACGAGGCGGCCGGGCTCATCGCCAGCACGGGGCTCACAGCTTCATCAGCCGAGCCGCGGGCCCATCGGGCACCACCTGGTCGCCGACGACGACGTTCGCTTCGAACGCCACCTTGTCGGGGTCCCGCTGGAGGGCCTGCACCGCCTCCAGCTCGGTCGAGTAGAGGGTGATGCCACCGAGCCGGCCGTCGCGGTAGCGCCAGGCGACGACCCACCAGCGCGACGGCACGGCCTCCTCGACCGCTCGGGCCAGCGCCGGATCGGCCGGCTTGCGTCGGCGCGTCACGAGCCCATCCGATCGGCTACGACCCTGAGCAGGGTGCCGACGGCGAACATCGCCACGCCGATCGAGATACGGGTCCACGGGGTGACCGTGGCCCACCACGCCCTCACCTCGGCACCACCGAGGCGTCGAACGTGCGGGCGCTGACGAACGTGCCGGGCACCTCTTCGCCGTTCGGGCCGACCGCGGCGAGGTGCTTGCGGCGCCGGCTGACGACCAGCTCCACGGTCGAGGTCGCCGAGGTCGGCTGCGTGCCGGGGTCGTCGGACTCGATCTCGGGGCAGTAGGCGCAGCTCACCCGGTCGCCTCGGGAGGGCACGTCGAAGTCGTCGGGGATCGGGACGGTGCCGCCGATCTCGTGGCCGCACGCCAGGGTGGCGGTCCAGTCCCACGCGTCCTCGTCGATCTCCTCGACGTGGATCAGCTTGCGGAGCGGGGCCACGTAGACCTTGGTGGTCGCTTTCGACAGCACCGGCCACAGAGGCGTCTCGGGCAGGGCCGGGTCGCCGAACGCCCGCTCGTAGTCGCCGAGGGTGCAGTGGTCGCCGATCCACTTCGCCACGGCCTCGTCGTCGTCGACCTGCACGGCCGGCTTGTGCTCGGTCGTCTTGACCGTCACCGACGGCAGGGTGAGGGTGCGAGCTCCACCGGCGAGACGGACCCGGAGGGCGTAGTCGGTGAGGTGGCCTTCGAAGAACGCCACGGTGTCGCGGGGCCGCTTGGTCTGCTGCAACAGCCAGAACTGGATGCGGGCCTGCCACTCGGCGGCCAGCTCGGTGAGGCGCTGCACCTCGGCGTTCGCCAGGCTCAGGTGCCGCCCGGCCCACTCGGCGGCAGCGTCGTCCTCGATCCGCCAGCCCTCGACGTGCTCCGGGATGATCCGCAGGCCCAGCTCGTCGGCCTCCTCGGCGTCAGCAGCGTCGAGGTACAAGTCCAGGTCGAGCAAGCTGAACGGCTCGTCATCGACCGCCAGCTCGGCCGGGATCGGAAAGTCGGGTGTAGCCATCGGTCCTCCTTGGGGTTAGGTGCCGACGAGCATAGTCGCCTAAGCGTGCTGGCGCGAGAAGGGCCGCCACCCGAAGGTGACGGCCCGACTCAGGTACCCCCAAGGCACCGTGACGCCCCTCGACCATAGCGGCGGCCGGCGGGCGAGCACCAACACCTCAGGTGGGCACGGCCCCGAACGCCCACAAGACGACCACGGCGGCGATGACGACCAGGCACACCTCGGTGATCGTGACGCCGCCGGCCTCGCCGTTCGGCGGGATCGGAGCGTTGGCATTCGCTGCACGGTCGGGCGGGAGCAGACCCCGGTCCTGGGGCACGACGGGGGTCACCCGGCGGATGATCGTGATCGCGCCCGAGAGCACGGCGACGACCCGGATCAGCCAGGCGGCGACCGTCTGGCCGTCGCCGTTCGGCAGGAGCTCCACGATCTGATCGGCGACGAGCGAGAGGATCACCACCGCGGCGGTGAGGTAGGTGACCGCCGCGGTGGCGACCACCTTCACCCGGTCGAGCAAGGCGTTGATTTGGTCCATGGCTACTCCTTGGTTTGGGTTCACTGCGATAGGGCGATGACGAGCCCGGCGACACCGGCGAGCAGCCCGACGGCACCGACGAGGTACCCCCAGCCTGCCTCTAGCCCGGCGCGGCGCGTGCCCTTGATCTCGTCGAGCTGCTTCTGGACGTTCGCCATCGCTAGGTCGGCTTCGGCCCGAGGCATGAACGTGCTGATGATGTCCTGCTGCTGGCCCCGGAACTCGTTGACCGCTTCGAACCGGCGCTCGGCGGCACCCTCAGCCTTGGTGGTGGCCTTCTCGGCGGCGGCCAGAGCGGCGGCGACGGCGAGGGCCTGGGCGTCGAACCGTTCGCCGTAGCGACGGTCGCGCTCGTCCATGAGCCGCGTGATGTGAGCGTGGAGCGTGTCGGTGGTCCACCCGGACGGCTTCTCCTCAGTCTCGCCGGGCATCACGGCACCGTGGTCGTGGTCGTCGGGGGGCTCGGGCACGGCGTGACGTTCGGGCCGCCGGGGCTGAGAACGCCACGCCGCTCCAGTACGTCGATCGCCTCGGCCGCGACCTTCCGGGTGTTGCAGTCGTCGGTGTTGTTCAGGGTGACGACGAGCGCCCCCAGCCGAGCGTTGTTCTCCCGCTGTGCCTCGCTGCTGGTCGCCCCTCGGATCGCGTCGGCGGTGTCGCTGATGTCGATGACGACACCGCGGAGGGCGATCAGCAGCAAGGCGATCACGACGAGGGCCGGGCCGAGGACGGTCGCCCCGAACAGGCGCCACAGGCGCGTCGACCGCTCGGCCTTCTTGCGCCGCAACACCTCCTGTTCGTACGCCGCCTTGAAGGACTCCGTTGCCTCGGCGATCGACCCTTCGCTCATGACCCTCCCGTCGCGTCGGCGAGCTCCCGACGGAGCTGCCGGATCGTCGCCCGCTGCCGGTCCTCGCGTTCCCGGCACTCGATCTCCCGGGCCTCGCAACGGTCGACCGCCTCGCCCAGCCTCGTCAGCTCGGCCTGCATCGCGGTCATCAGCTGAGAGAACCCGGCGACGACGTTCGTCGCGTCCTCGGCCTTCTCCTCGGCCTTCTGGCCGCGACCGGACCGCACCAGTCCCCACGCGCCCAGCGCGAAGGTGACCACGAGCCCGCCGATGGTGCCGACTGCGGTCCAGTCCATGTGGCCGTGTCAGCCCCGAGCGATCTCGTAGGTGCCGCCGCCCTCGCACGCGATGACCACGTGGTCGTCGTAGATCAGGCCGCCGTTGAAGATTCGACCGGTGGCGGTGAGGTAGCGCCGGAACCACAGGCCCGCCTCGATGCCGTCCTCGGCATACATGAGCCCGTTGCTGTCGCGGAGCTGCTGGCCTTCGAACCACCGGGGGGAGAAGCACTCGTCGCCGTGCTCACCGCCGTTGACGCCGGTCACCGTGAACTGGCGGGGGTTGTTGGGCACCTCGCTGACGACCAGGAACGGCTCGCGGCCGTCGGTGCCGACGGGCCTCCATGCGAGCGGGACGGTGAACTGGCGCATCTCGTCATCCTCTCCGAACTCGGACGGCCACTGCGGCGCCCTCGGGTTGTAGTCGATGCCGGGGATACGCCCGGCGCGGTTGAAGCGGCCTCGGGCGGTGAAGCTGCCGATGCCCCACGCCCGCCCTCGGGCCTCGATCGTGGTGCCGTCACCGAGGCTCAGGGCGCAGTGGTCGACGAACCCGGTGCGGTCCGCGATGCCGAGCCACGCCCCTCGGGTGTCGATCGCCTCCTCGACGGTCATCGTGAGGCCGGCGTTCTCGATCGCCGCCCACTGGTACCACGTGCCGTCGGGGAAGCGGGGCACGACGCCGGCCGAGTCCGCGCCCCATTGCAGGAGCTCGGAGCAGTCCGACGGGGTGCCCGGCCCCACCTCGCCCGGGGCGTTCTCCGCGCCGAACACGTACGGGTCGCCCTTGCGGCTGATGAGCCACACCAGGTAGTCCTCGACGTGGATCACTGGACGATCGCCAGGTGGGCGTCGAGCCAGGTGCGGAGGGCCGCGACGCTGTTGGGGTTCTCTGCCAGCCTCGTCTCGACGCTCCCGGCCGGTGTGTCGAAGTAGGTCAGGTAGGCGAAGTTGTGCGTGGCGCAGAACTCGAAGAACTGGATCAGCCAGAACGGATCGTCGCCGCCGCCCTGCCGGGACCACCCGGCGACCAGCCCCATCTCGTTGACGGCGGGCCGCTTGCCGTTCGCCGAGCACCAGTTGACGAGGCCCTGGAGGATGCCCTTGGTGTTGGTCCAGCGCGGCCCGTTGAGGCCGGTGTCCGGGTCGCCCCCGGCTCCCTGGAACCAGTCGTAGACATCGACGGCGAGCACGTCGAAGCTGTTGAGCGCCGGGAGGTAGTCGGTCACCTCGCCGCTCGTCCACCGGTACGGCTGGTCGACGGTGACGCAGCACACGATCTTGAAGTCGGGGTTGAGGCCCCGCACCGCCGACGACCACCGGGCGAACGTGCTCTTGAACTTGGCGTGGCCCGGACTCGGGTCGTAGCTCGCCGCCCACGTCGCGCCGTTCTGCTCCTCCATGAACATGACGTACATCTGGCTCGCGAGGACCCCCGAGCCCAGGCACTCGTTCTGGAGGATCGAGAGGATGCCGGCGTCGGCCGCGGTGTTGTCCCAAGCGTTCATCTCGGCGATCGCGAAGTTGAACCCTTGGGTCATCGTGCGCCGACGGTCGGCGCCGAGCCACGGGCCGAACCCTCGACCCGAGTAGCTGTTGGTGCCGGCCGGGCCGTACGGGTCGCTGATCGGCTTGGCGTACGTCGAGCCGTGCATCACCTGGTGGCCGATGTTGTTGGAGAACTCCTGGAGGGCGGTCACCGAGTCGTAGTTGAAGTGGCCGATCTGCATGAGCCCGGTGCCGACCGTGCCGCCACCGCCACCGCCACCGCCCGAGGTGATCCCGGTGCGGTACACGGCGGTGACGACCGCCGAGCCGTCGGCCGGCCGGACGAACACCGGGATGAGCGTGTCGTCAGGCAGCGCCGTGAGGGACCGCTGACGCCACGCCGGGTTCCACGCCCCATCGACCGCCGGGTTGAACTCCCAATCGGGGGCCGCCGGGTCGCCGCGCCCGTAGCTGATCCCTTCGAAGTTGAAGTCGAAGGTGAGGATCTGCCCGTTGGTGGCGCTGCTCTTGACCGGGTTCGACAGCGCCTTGTTGCTCGTGACGACAACCTGGGTGAAGGCCACGTTGTCGAAGGTCAGGTCCACGTCGGCGACGTAGCCGTGCTCGCCGTGGAACAGCACGCCTCGGCCGGGCTGGGTGGCGACGAGGCCGGGGCCGCTGATCGGCAGCGGGATCACCTGGATGTCGTCCCACTCCACGTCGAGGGTCACGCCCTTGCCGATGTGGTTGAACAGGGTGATGGCCCCGGCCGCGTCGACGCCGGTGAAGGTCTGCGAGGCCAGGTAGGTCACGCCGTCCCAGGTGCCCGTGCCGTGCCACCACCGCACGGTGTTGTTGATCGTCTCGGCCACGAAGTTGTAGGCGGTCGAGGCGGCCACCGCGACGGTCGTGGCCGACAGCTGGGACCACACGCCGTTGATGCGCTTCTGGAGACGGAGGGTGGTGCCGTTGTCCTCGATCGAGGCGGCCACGCCACCCGACGGGGCGGGGAAGTCGCCGTAGTGGCGCATCCACACCGAGAGGGACCCGGGGAGGTTGGCGCCGGTGCGGAACTTGCCGGTCACCCGGACGTTGGCGAGGTTGACCGGGTTGTCGGCGGCGGCGAACGCGTTGTCGGAGCCGTCGTTCGGGCCGATGACCCGGAGCCGACCCCACCCGCCCTGCTGGCTGGCAGAGGCGCCGAGGTTGTCGAGGTAGGTACGCCACGGGCTCGGCCACGCCGACCCGTTGGAGCCGGTGAACTGCGTGACCGCCGCGGTCGAGACGATCGAGGCGGCCGAGGCCTGGACCATCGACGGGTCCGAGGCGTTCCACTGCCGGTTGCCGAACGGCGCGATCCCGAGGTAGCCCCACAGGTCGGTGCCGATCGTCTGGAACCGGCCGTACAGCCGGGTGCCGGCGGGCTGCGCGACGCCGCCCTGGTAGGTCGTCCACGGCTTGGTGACCAGCGGGGTCCACGACGAGCCATCACGCCAGCCGATCACGAGCCGGTCGAGGGTGCCGGCGAACGGGGTGGCCGGGTTGTTCTGGAGGCCGAACCCGAGCCCGGTCATCGTCGGATAGGTGCCGTTCGACCGGAGGAACACCAGGGCCTCGCGCATCCCCAGCGACTCGTAGTCCATCTCGAAGTCGATGTAGCCATCGGCGACGGACCACTCGGTGAGGTAGGCGGCCGCATAGTCGTCTTGGCCCGAGCGGCCGTTGACGTGCAGCACGTACTGGTTGCCCTGGACGTTCGACGAGGTGCCCGACCCGCCGGCCGACGCGGCGGTGACGCCCGAGGGGACGGTGCCGTTGGTGGCAGTGAACGTCGAGGTCCACAGCCCGGTCAGCTCGGGGTCGACATCGACCGCGCCGAGCGTGTGGATCGTGGCCTCGACCAGCGCCGAGCCGTCGAGGGGCCGGAAGAACACATGGATGTCCTCGTCGGCCGGGAGGGCCGTGAGGTCGAACGTCCGCTTGGCCGGATCGACCGGGCCGTAGAGGTCGACATCCCACTCCCAATGGCTGTTGATGTCGAAGTCGGAAGCGGGGAGCGAGTCGTCACCCCAGCCGTACGACAGCACCGGGAAGTTGACCGTCATATCAATCCGCTCGCCGCCGACCTGGGTGGAGAGCTGGACGTTGGAGATCGTCTTGGCGTTGGCGTCGGGCAACGGCACCGACAGCGGGAGGTGCGAGCCGGGCCACACGCCGAGCGCGGCGATCGAGGTGACGCCCGCGGTGGCGATGAAGTCGACGGTGAGGAGCCCGCCGGGGTGAGCGACCACGATGTCGCGCACCACCTCGGTCGAGGCCTGCTCCGTGATCTGATACGGGTCGAGGTCGCGGACGTAGGTCAGCCCGTTGACGAGGATGTCCCACACCCGCTGGCCGGGGGCGCTCGACACGGCGTCGAGGTTGTGGACCCGCACGAGGTACTGGCCGGCGTCGTACACCTCGGCGTAGCGGGTGACGCCCACAAGCACGTCGTCGAGCACGTCGACCGGCGCGGAGTTGATCGCGGCCCGGTGCACGGCGGCCTGGTTGATCTGCTGGATGACGCCATCGACGACGCCGGTCTGGCCGACCCAATCCTGGACGCTCATGCTTGGTACTCCCCACCCTCGGTGTTGCCGAGATCGACGAGACGGACCGGGATGTCGGCCGGGTCGACGGGCTCGGCCGGGGTGATCTGGCGCTCGATCCTGGCGCCGTCGGCCAGCTCGGCGAACACGGTCCACGGTCTACCCACGGCCGCCTCGGAGAACTGAACGTACCCCTGGTCGAGCCATTCCTGCGGCACGCCCCCGATCAGGTCGGTGTCCCAACCTTGCGTGCCCTCGTACATCGGCTCGCCGATCCGGCCGACACGGGTCACATCGGCGCCGGGCAGCCAGGTGCCCCTCACGATGTCGCCGCCCTCGTACTGCACCAGGAACGGGTCGGGCTCGGGCTCGGGGTCCGGGTCAGGATCGGGGTCCGGGTCGGGGCCAGCGTCGATGATCGCCTGCAAGCGGGCCACCTCGGCGGTGAGCACATCGACGTGGGCGAGGGCAGCGGCGCTGGACGCCTCGGCCGTGAGCGCCCGCTGGGTGGCCTCGTCGACCGCGGCCCGGAGCTCGGCGATCCCGGTGAGTGCGTCGGTGAGGTTCTGTTCGGGGGTCATGAAGGCTCCTGGTGCTAGGGGGTCCACTCGGACCATCGGATGGCGCCGTCGACTCGGACGGCCTTGGTGCGGTACTGGTAGTGCCGGCGGTGATCGACGAGGTAGTCCCGGAAGCTGGCCTGGGCGGCGAGGTTGGGGGCGACCCGGATGCCGTCGCCGTTGTCGCCGAACTCCCGGCGGTACAGCTCGTTGTGCTCGACATCGGCGGCGAGCTCCAACCCGACCGGGGTGAGCGTCCGGGCCGTGACGTGCGCGACGGCGGGGACGAGCGCGATGGACACCGGGTCGCCCGAGCGGGAGACGGTGAGCGGGCGGGCGCTCGTTGCCACCTGTGCTCGGTTGAGCGCCCTCGTGGTCGAGCCCGGGGTGATCGTGAGGGGTCGGGCCGAGACGGCCGCCACAGCGGGGCTGAGGGCGATGTTGACGGGGCTGGTGGTCGACGGCCGGATCAGGAAGGACAGGGACCGCCAGGTGTTGCCCGGGAACCCGGTGTTGCCCACCGTGCCCGTCGCGCCTGCCGTCGTCTTGTCGAGACGGGTGACGTACCAGATCAGGTAGGGCTGCACGAAGTCGCTGATCTCGGTGCCGGCGTTGCCGCCCGCCTCGGCGATCGTGTGGCCGCCCGAGTCGCCGCCGTGGCTGATGACCCTGATCCAGTTGTGGTCGCGGGTGGCGGTCGGGGTGACGGACGCCCCCACGGGGAACGCCGCGCCCGTGTCGATGGCGAAGGCGTCCATCGGGGTGGTGGCGTCGAAGGTCCCGGCCGGGAGGCGGAAGGTGGTCCAGCCGTACCGCTTGAAGTCGGCGCAGTAGAAGGTCGGGATCGTGTCGGAGGTGCCGGCGGCGACCTTGGTGTAGACGAAGATGTCGAACGGGGTGGCGTTGATGTGGTACTGCTCGACCCAGCCCGAGGCCCCGCTAGTGCTGTCGAGGATCGACTCCCAGGTGCCGATGATGACGAGGAGGTCACCGGCGGCGAACGCGTCGAACGTGGGCGTGAAGTCGGTGCCCCACGCCTGATCGCCGCTGTTGGTGGGGCTGGTGCGCGGGCCCGTGACCGGAGCAACGGTCACGTCTCGTACTCCCCGCCGCTCGGGTTGCCGAAGTCGATGAGCCGGATGGGCTCGTCGGAGCCGGGCGGGCCTTGCAGGCCACCCTCGCCGGCCTGGTTCTCGATCGACACGAGGATGTAGCCGTTGGTGGCCTCGGCCCGGGTGATGACGTTGCCGGGGATGACGAACGAGGTGTTGACCTGGACCGATACCCAATCGCCCCACACGCCGACGTTCTTGGCTCGCACCTCGATGTGCCGCGACACGCCCGAGTCGACGAACGTGATCTGGTGGGTGCGGATGGTGGAGTCGACGATCTCGCCGGTGTCGGACGTGCCGTCGGCGCCCACGATGTCGTTGGTCGGGGCGGCGTCGTCGTCGGTGACCCGCACCTGGTAGGCATCCTGATCCGACACCGACCACTGCACGATGACCACGGCGGGGGCGGTCGAGGCGTTCGCCGGGGACGTGATGGTGAGATCGGCGGGGGCGCCCAGCCCGATGAACGTCTCCGCACCGGAGAACGGGCCTTCAAGCCCGGTGAGGCCCTTGGTGCGGGCACGCCACTCGTAGGTGATCCCGTCGGTGAACGTCGACCCGGGGAAGGTGACGTGGCCGGCGGGGGTCGGCACCCACCCGGTCGTCTCCCACACGGTGTCGCCGAGCTCCCGGTGCTGCACCTCGATCGCGCTCTGGCCGTCGCCGCTCTGCGGGCTGGCGAACTGGATCGTGAAGGTCTGCGGAGAGTCGACGAGGAGGTACTGGCCGCCGGTCGGGGCGAGCAGCAGGGGCGCCGACGGGGGGACCGGGGTGGTGAGCCGGTCGTAGATGACGACGTACGGCGAGGCGGTCCCGAACGTCGCCGCGTAGATGAGGTGGATTTCGCCTTGCGAGGCCCACGCTGCCACCGCGCCGGCGTCGTTCGGGCCGAGGTCGTCGGTGCCCTCGTCGGTCACCGTGTCGTCGGCCTCGCGGGTCAGCTTGCGGTGCCACAGCTGCCCGTCGTTGCGGGCGCCGAACAGGTGCAGGTCCGAGGACACCGGGTCGATCGCCCACCCGCCCTTGCCCATGCCGTACGAGCTGGCCGAGGAGAACAGCGGGACGGTGCCGGTGTCGGCCGCGTCGCGCCGCCAGAACCGGGTGACGGGCACAGCCGAGCCGGCCACGTAGTTCGCCATCTCGGGGCCGCCAATGATCCACTCGTTCTTCGCCACGTCGAACCGGAGCTGCATGGCGTAGTTCAGGACGGGCGGCTCGAAGGGGTCCGACAGCGCCCACACGTTGGCGTCGATGGTGCGGTCCAGCCGGACCCACGTGATGTTGCCGCCCGAGTAGGTGCCCCGGACGAAGTGAGTCCCGCCAAGCCCGCCGCCGTAGCCAGCCGAGTACGCCACGCCCGGGTTCTTGGTGGTCGGGTCGAACGCGACCGACACCTGGGCGGGGCCGATCGAGGAGGGGTACGGGCCAGCGAGGGTGAACGCCCCGGCGTCGGGGCTGAGGGTGCCGCCGACCGACACGGCGAACTTGCGGACCTTGACCGTGGCGTTCGCCCACCCGGCGTCGTGGGTCGGCCACACCGCCAGCCCGAGGAGGCCGGTGCCGTCGGGCACGAGGTCCACGTCCGGGTAGGTGGGGCCGATGGAACCGGTCGCCCCATCAAGGAGGACCGCCGAGCCCCACGCCAGGGTCGACAGGTCCGAGCTGAGGGACCCGGCCATGAGGTACACCGCGCCGTCGGCTCGGCCGCCGCCCGTACCCGTCTGGCGCCACACGGTGACGATCCGCCACACGCCGGCCGAGTCCTGAGCCAGAGCGAACGACCCGCGGCTCCACCCGGCGATGTCGCCCGTCGAGTAGCGGTTGAACGTGCTGCGGGTCGAGCTCCAGGAGAAGATCGCTCCCGAGGCGTCGGCGTGCACCGAGATCACTCGGGACCCGGCCAGCCCGATCTTGCGCTGGTGGGTCCACCACACCGGGCGGACGTTGGGGGTGATGCCTACAGACGCGCTCACGGGGTGCTCGCCATGCGCTGGACGACCACGACGGACTTGCCCGGCCCCGAGCCGATCGACTCGACCAGCACCACGTCGTCGACAGCGAGGGTCATGCCGTCGGGCCAGTCCGACACCGGGACGGCCTCGGTGTCACCGTTGGTGCGCTGCGCCATCGGCGGCGCGTCGTCGGTGATCTTGGCGTACTGCATCAGGCTCCCACCGTCACGCGCTGCTCGGCCGTGAGCGACATCAGCACCGACTGCTCGGAGTCGATCGGATGCAACGGGTACGACCAGCTCGTCACCAGCCACTCGCCGGCCAGCCCCAGGCGGGCCTTGTCGAGCCGGATGATGTCCCGATCCGAGTGCCGCGGGTTGAGGAGCACCTGGCCGCTGAACCGGAGCCCGCCCCCGGCGAACACCCGCTGGGAGTCGGTGAGGGCGATGGCGTCGATCGCGTCCTGGTCGGTGGCGTCCACCTCGATCCGCATGACAACCCGCTCCCCGCCACGGCCGGCGATCGAGGCCGGCCCGGTGGTGTAGTTCGTGCGGGTCCGCATGCCGTTGCCCTCCTCGACGAGCGAGGGGCCGGCACGGGCGACGAACTGAGCGACGTTCGGGAGGCTCGGCAGCAGGGGCTCGACGTTGCCCGCCGGCATGATCTTCGCCTGGCCCGGACCGTAGGTGATCTCGGCGCCTCGACCCACCTGGTCGGCGAGCGGTCGAGACGTGGGCCGGCCCCGCTCATCGCACGTCAGGTCGTCGTACGCCGCGGCCTTCAGGAGCGCGTTGTAGACCGCCAGCCAGCTCGTGCCGGCGTCGAACACCATCGCCCGGTCCAGGGTGATCTCGGATGCGCCGATGGCGATGGCCGTCTCACCGAACTCGGTGCCGAGCGAGGCGATCACGTACGCCACAGGGTCGGCGCCGTCGGCCACCGCGACGGGCTCCTCCAGGAACCGGTTGGCGTACCGGAACGTCTTGTCGGCCAGCTTCAGGGTGCGGATCACCACCCGCCCGTCGTCGTCAGCCACGGGCCGTGCGCTCACGAACACGCCGAGGTACCACCGCACCCAATCGCCGGTCGGGGCCAGCCATTCCGTCCAGATCGAGTAGCGGGCCAGGGCGAGCTGGGTGGAGTCGCCGCCCCGAACGCGGATCGTGGCGCGGCGGCGCACGTCGGCCACCTCGACGGTGTTGCCCGTCACCCGGTCGGGCGGCCGGTAGGAGTAGTCCACCTGGCCGTCGATGAAGTGGAGCTCGGCGTTGGTGACCACGTTGAACTCGTCCACGATGTCGACGCCGTGACGGATCGTGGGGGTGCGCTCGGGGTCGAGGGAGGCCAGCACGTCGGCGAGGGCGAAGTCCTGCCGGGGTGGCGCGAGGTACTGCTGCATCAGACTTCCGCCGAGCCGACGACGCGCTCGCCGGTCCAGGCGACATCCCACGCCTGGCCCTGGAGGTAGGCACGCCGCCACTGCGTCACGATCATCCACGCCACCGGGTCGAGGCCGACGACGAGGAAGGCGTTGGGGCGCAGCACCAGCCGGCGGTCGGGGGACCGGTGGGCCAGCGTGAACAGGTCGAGGAGGGCAGCCATCTCGTCGTGCTCGAAGCGGCTGAACCGGACCGACAGCTCGTACGTCTCGCGTCGGCCCCGGCCGCCGAACGCCACCGGGTACTCGTCGCCGTCCGCGGGCCCGACCACGGTCACCTCGGGCACGGTGGTCGGCTGGCTGTTGGCGAGCCGAGGGAGGATCAGCCGGGTGCCCTCGTAGTCGGACGCCATCGCGATCTCGGGCTTGTCGAGGATGACTGCGGTCATCAGTGCGCTCCTGCGATCTGAGAGTCGACGGCCTGGCCGCCGAGCACGACCCGCACCGCGTCTTGGATGGCGCGGCCGTCGATGAACAGGTTGACGACGGGCGGCGCGACGAACACCTGAGGGGCGGCCGCGGTGATCGCCGCCAGCACCTCGCCGCTGATCCCGGCCTCGCCGATCGCCCGGTTGCCGGCGATGCTCATGCGGGCCGACACCGCCGAGTCGAGCTGGTTGAGCTGGGCGTCGGAGCCCTTCAGGAGCTGGCGCACGTCGCCGAGGTGCATCGGCCCCTCACTCAGCCCGAGCAGGTCGACGGCCTCCTTGGACAGCCCTCGGGCCATCAGCGAGTCGAGCCCGGTCGCCCACTCGATCAGCTGCGCCGTCTGATCGTTGACGTTGCGGGTGAGGGCCTGGGCGCTGTTGCCCCACCCGGGGCGCACCACCTGGAACGGGTCGGCCCACTGAGCGAGCTGGTCGCGTCGAGTCGCGAGCGCCTTGGCCTGATCCTCCAGGCCCTTGCGGCGCTCCTCGGCCTCGTCGTCGGCGATCTTCTTGGCCTCCTCAGCCGCCTTCTTGGCTTCATCGGCGGCCTTCTGCTGGGCGGCCGCGGCGTCGGCGTCGATCTTGGCGATCTTGCCGTGGGTGTCGAACCACTCGTCGGAGAACTGCTGGAGGGACGCCAGGCGCTCGGAGAGGACCGCCCGGTAGGTGTCGTTGGTCATCAGCCCGGCGGCCGCCAGCTGGTCCTCACGGCGATCCTGGAGGTCCCTCTCGGACTCTGCCAGGGAGTCGAGCTTGTCGAGGGTCGCGAACCAGTCCTGGGAGAACTGCTGGAACAGCCCGAGGCGGGCGTTGAGGATGCCCCGGTACGTCTCGTTGTTGATGAACCCGTGGGCGGCCATCGAGTCCTCGTTGCGCCGCGCCTCCTCGGCCGCCCGCTCGGCGTCCTCGGCGCTGGTGTCACGGCCCGCCTTCTCGGCCTTCACCGGGTCGGGCTGGTAGGCCACGCCCGTCGTGTAGGGGTTGAGGCCGGTGACCTGGCCGGTGTCGGGGTTGACCCGGATCGAGCTGTTGGGGCCGAACGGCATGGTGCTCGGGCCGGCCTTGCCGGTCGGGTTGAGGATGGCGCCGAGCCCGAGGTTGCCGACCATCTTCGCCAGGTCCGAGATCGCGCCGGTGGCCTGCGTCGTGTCGACCTGGACCTTGGTCATCGTCGTCGGGGGCAGCCCGTGGAGGTACTGGCCGAGGCCCCGGATGATCTCGGCGTACCTGGCCGCCTCCTCCTTGGGGAGCCCGAACGCCGTGGCCGTGGCGTACAGGTCGGCGGCCATCTGCTCCAGCTGGCCCGAGGTGGCGTGCCCGCTCTTGACCAGGTTGGCGGCCGAGTCGACGAGCCCGGACAGCATCTCGCGGTGTCGGAGCCCGGCCGAGGTCGAGGAGTCGATGGCGGCGCCATCGTCGCGCAGCGAGGTCGCGAGGTCGATGAGGCCCTGCTTGAACTGGTCGCTGGCGTCTTGCCCGCCGAGGGCCTTGTCCACGTAGTCGTCGAGCTGGTCGTTGAGCGCGTCGACCGCGTCCTTCAGATCGTCGGCCGCCTTGGCCGCGTCGCGCTCGGCCTTGGCCTTGTTCGTGATAGCCGCGGCGGCGTCGTCGTTGCCCTTCTCCTCGCCCGACAAGGAGTTGATGGCCCGGGCCGCGCCGACCAACGGGATCGCGGTGTCGACCGCCGCGTTGGCGGCGAGGCTGACGCCCTTCTTGATCCAGTCGGGGGTCTTGTCCCAAATGGCGGTGAACACGCCGACGACCTTCTCGCCGGCCGACACCACCTCGGTCATCAGCCCGGCGATCGTGGTGAACGCCGGCACCAGCCCCCGGGCCAGAGCGATCTCCAGGTCGCGCACCGCATCGCCGAGGTTGGCCTTGGCCAGCTTCAGCTCCAGGGTCTTGTCGAGGTCGTCCTGACTCAGCTCGATCGACGACCGGAACATGGCCTCGACCGCCGCCCGCCCTTGGTTGAGGATCGGGAGGAGGTTCTGTGCGGTGCGCCGGCCGAGGGCGTCGGCCGCGATGGTCAGCCCCTCGGCGCCACCACCGGCGGCCTGGTAGGCGTCGGTGACGTTGAGGAGGGTGCCGATGAGGTCGGTGGTCCCGTCGGCGTTCTTGGCGATGTTGATGCCGTCGGCCGCCAGGAGCTCGGCGTTGTTGTTGATCTGATTGTTGAGGTACAGGAAGGACTGCCCGGCCTCCTGGGCGCTGATCCCGAAGTCGCCGAGCACGTCGACCACCTGGGAGGCCTGCTCGGCGCTGGCCCCGGTGACGTAGGTGAACTGGCGCACCTCGTCGGCGAACTTCATGAAGGTGTTGACCGCGTGGACCGCCAGCAAGGTGAGCACGACCCCGGCCGCCGCACCCACCGCCGCGATCGCCCCGCCGGCCGAGGTGAGTGCCGTGACGAGCTGGCCGGCCCCGGCGGCGGCGCGACGGCCGAGGATGCCGAAGTTGCCGGCGATCGACTGGAGCCCCTCGGTGGCTACCTGGTTCAGCTCACCGATCGCCCGCCCGCTGGTCGCCGCCGTGGTGACGACGGTGGTGCCCATCTCGGACGCCTGGCCGGCGACCTGGGTGGTGGCCTCGCCGAACAGGGAGAGTTGCCCGCCCGACGCCGCGATGTCGGCCGAGCTCCGGGCGACATCCTGGCTGAATAGCTGGAGCTGGCCCTTGGCCTGAGCGAGCCCGGTGGTGAACTCGTCGACACGGAGGGCCAGGCCCACCTCCATCGTGTAGTCACCAGGCCCCACGGCCCCACGGTCGCCGACGGCCGGTCAGGCCCCCGGATGCAGCGGGGCGGGCGGCTCGTGGTCGAGGCCGACCCGTTCCAGCGCGATCGTCCAGCCCCGCTTGGCCTCGGGCTCGGACGGCAGCATCTCGACCCGGGCGTCCTCCAGCATGTGGCACGTCGCGCAGTAGACCGGGGTCGGCGCGAACGGGAGGTCCCGGAGCTCCTTGCCGTTGTCGTCTTGCCACTCGTGGTGGTGGCGGCCGCAACCCGAGCACCGGGTCTGATCGAACACCAGCCACTCCAGCGCCTTCGCCCGGTCCTCGGGCAGCCACTCGGGCTCGCCGGGCTCCCGCACCCGACCCATGAAGATCGAGTGCGGGATGCCCCTCGGGCCGACGTAGTTCATCTCCAGGGCGAACCCGGAGTCGTCGTTCAGGCGGGTGCTTTTGGGAGGTCGATCATCCTGGTGCGGGCCACGAACGCCGACAGCGCCGCGTTGAATAGCTCGGCCCTCTCACTCTTGTTCCAGGAGTCCGAGGTCCACAGCTTGGTGGCCTCGTCGATCGACAGGCCCGGCTGCTCGCCCGAGGGGGTGATGACCTTGATGCACGCCGCCGCGATGAGGGCGGGGCTGAACGTCTCCTCATTCCACTCGGGCGGCGCCTGGCCCTGCTTGCGGGCCTCGGTGCGCTGGGACTCGGAGGGGCGGTGCTCACGCTTCAGCTCGTCCCACGTCTGCGGGGCGATCGACCGGAACGTGAACGTCGCGGTCTGGCCGCGCAGCGCCTCAACGGCCTTGTCGTACTCGGCCTGCCGGTCCTCGGTGACGGAGATCGCCTCGACGGTGGCGCCGGGTCGGTCGCTCATCGCCTTGGCCTGGTTCAGTCGGTCCTCGGCTTGGGCCGCGGCGTGAGCCAGTTCGAAGTCGAGCGGGAGGACGACGGTGCGCTCCTCGGGCCGCTTCTGCAACAGGTCGTCGATGGCACTCATGAAGGCGGCAACTCCTGTGAAGGCGGTAGGCGGGGTTGCCCGGCGTCAGCTCGCCGCCTTCACATCGAGCTGACGCCGGACACCGTAGACGGGCCGGGCGGGGCGCGTCTGGATCAGGAGCCGGCAGCGATGGCGACGTACTTGTTCGGCGGGTCGTAGATCGACGCGCCGACCGTGTAGGTGCCGGCCACCTGGTCGGTCATCGAGTCGTCGTTGATGGCCTTGATGCGGACCGGGAACACGTTGGCCGGCTCGCCCTCGACCGGCACGCCCCACAGGCACCACACCACGTACACCTCGTCGTCCTCGGTGAACTCGGTGCGAACGTCCTCCTCGTCGTCGGCCACGTCGTCACCGGCGTAGAGCGTGAGGGACGAGCTGGCCGGCGTCTCGCCGCCGGGGATCGTCTTGTTCCAGTCGCTCGACTGGTCGGCGGCGTCGAGGTCGGCCTTCTCCGACGTGAACCCGGTGTAGGACCGGAGCACCGGGTGGAGCGCCACGCCGGCCTCGATCTCGCCGACGGTCGGGGCAGCGGGGTCGGCGATGGTCTGGACCAGGTACACCTTGGTCTTGCCACGGCGGTTGAAGCGGGGCATGCGGGGCCTCCTCGATCGCGAACGTCGCCATCATCGGCACGGCCCGGACCCCTCGACCCGGATGCAGCGGTCAGCCCGTCGAGCACACCTGAAAGTAGAAGTCCTCCCGGATGGAGAACAGGGGGCCGTCCTCGTCGTCGCCCTCGTCCGTCTCGCCGCCCGGGAACGTCGACCACGAGTACATGCACCTGAGCCCGGTCATCGTGATCGCGTCGTGGTCGAGCAAGGCGACCCGGTTGGCGTCGGCCAGCCAGCGGGCCTGGCGGGCGTCGCGGGCGTACGACTCGATCTGGAGGTGCACAGTGCCGATCTCGTGGGCGTCGGCCTGGCTGCCTTCGAACCCGCCGCCGGGGATGGACTGGATGATCGAGTAGCGGCCGGCGGTCTGCGGGTGGCCGTCGCCGTCGACCGGGGCGCGGTGGTCGCCGACGGGGTAGCCGGTCGTCTCCATGCGGTCCTGCACGGCCCGGTAGACGGGCTCCAGCCGGATCGTCACAGCGGCCGGCTGGCGTTGGTCATGATCGCCCGGTGCATCACGTCTCGGACCGCCTCCTGGAACTTGGGACCCACCTCGTCGAGCGCCGGCCTGGCGTGAGGGTAGGGGGGCTGGTGGTAGCGCCGGCCGAGGGAGTCGACCCCCGTGAACCCGAACTCCAGCCTCATCGCCTGGGGCCGGTTGGTGCCGACCACGGCGCGGCGCATCCCACCCTCGACGACAAGGCGGGTGTTCCACGAGCGCACGTAGTCGCCGGTGACGAGCCACGGGTGGACGCCACCGCCTCTCGGGTTCGACGCCCGGCGCTGCACGGTGGTCTGAAGGAGCATCCCGTACATGCGGACCGTGGCGTCCACCTCGGCGAGCACGGCCACGTTGGTCGCGTCGAGCATCGCCATCGTGGGGCCGATGTCGACGGTGAACTCCAGCTCGGCGATCACCTCGGGGTCCCGGCCCGGACGTACTCGCACGTGACGCGCTGGCGTGCGATACGGGTGCCTCGGCCGAGGCCGATCACGGTCAACTCGATGCCGCCCAGGCCCTCGTCGTTGACCGAGGTGGTGACGGTCACGAGGTCGCCGACGAGGAGCTGCGGTGCATCCCACGGGATCGACAGCTGGGCGAGGGTGGCGTACTCCGTCTCCCCGCCCCGCATCCGGGTCGAGGTGCCGAGCCCGTTCACCTGGCACTTGCCGACGTAGATCGTGGCCGGGTCGTCAGGGTCGATGTCGCCGGTGACGGGATCGAACTCGGGCACGCCGACGGAGGGGCGGACCGCCTGGCACGTGTCGACCATCCCCTCCTCCATGCGCTTCCGGGCGTAGCCCACGTCACCGGCGGCCATCAGCTCCGGCCCTCAGCGATGTCGGCGGCCACCGCGAGGATGTCGCCGGTCAGCGACTCCATCCCGCCGCCCCTCAGGCCTTGCCGGGTGAGGGCCATCGACTCGATGATCCCGGGGCTGAGGGACCGCAAGAACTCGGCGATCATCGGCCCGGGGTCCCCGGTCGGGATGCCGACGGCGGTGACGACGCCCTCGCCGTCAATGATGCAGCCGTCCATCTCGATGTGGATGCGGGCGAGCGCCACGTCACACCGCCAGACGGGCCATCAGCGACATCAGCCGGCGCTGGGTGTCAGACGCCTGCTCGTAGGTGGCGTGCAGCTTCTCGCCGAGCGGGGTCGAGGCGGGCGGGCCACTCAGCGGCGCGGCCGGCATCGGGTGCGGGATGTCGGCGTCGAGGGTGACGTGGGCGAGGCGCTGCACCAGCTCCTCGACGGTGCGCCACAGGGCGTCGGTGGCCCCGGCGAGCAGGGTGGCCTCGCGAAGCACCTCGGGCCACGTCTCGGGGTTGTCGTTGGTGAGGCGGCTCAACGTCTCCTCACCGGGGGTCATGGCTCGGGCGGGCTGCTGCGATGCGAGCGCGGGGCCGGGGGCTGGGTTGAAGGCGGTATCTGTCATGCCGCTCATGGTGCCACCGTGAGGCCAGCGCCCGACGGCTTCTCGGATGCAGCCCTACCGGCGAGCGACCCGGGCGGCGCGGCGGTCGACGACGGCCTGGCGCCTCGACGCCGCCGCGGTCGACAACGTGGGGCGCTGCATCGCCGCCCGGGTCCGTTCCGCCAGAGCGAGCGCGGCCTGCTGCTCGGGGGTGTAGCGACCCTGGCTGGCGGCCTGCTCGGCGCTCGTGATGTCGGGCCTCATCCCGAACCCGCGGGCGCACCGGGGGTGGGCGATGTCGTGGGCGTCGGCGTCGTCGAGCGTGCGGATCGTGCCGTTCGCCAGGTCCGGGTCGTCGTGGTCGGTCCACCCACAGTCGGGGCCGTCGAACACCTCGACCCACTCCACGCCGGCCTCACGGCCCACCACCAGCGACCCCTGGTTGAACGCCTGGGCGGTCTTGGTGCGGAGCACGGTGTCGGAGTAGTCGGCCAGGGTGTGGCGGGCGCCGTTGCTGTAGCGCACCGACGCGATCGGGTTGCCGCCGGTGAACTCCCGGGCGAGGGAGCGGCCTGCCTGCTGGGCGGTGTCGCCGCCAACGATCGAGCGGCGGGTGGCCTCGCGGGCGGCGCGGCGGGTGAGGGCCACGGCGTCTCGGGTGACGTACTGCGTCGCGGACAGCAGATCGGCGAACGTGTCCTCGGCGAGCTTCTGCACCGCGGCGGCGTGGGCTTGGGACCAGGCGAACCGGAGCCCGAGGTCGGACGACGCGACGCGGGCCCCGGCCTCGACCACGATCGGCATGCGGGTCGTGATCCACGCCCGGGTCGGGGCCTCCAGGTCCCGCATATCGGCCCTCACCGACCGGGACAGGGACCGGAGGCGGGAACGTAGCCGGGCGGCCTTGGAGTCGGGGATGTCGGCGAGGTCGGCCAGGCGGTCGTCGATCTCGGCGGCGGTGCGCCGATAGAGGGCCAGTAGCTCCTCGCGGATGGCGTCAACGATCTCGGGCTGGGCCACCTCACGCGGTGGGAGCGATGATGCCGCGCTCGATGATGGTGCCCGGGCCAACGTCGTCGCCGGTGAGGTCGCGCAGCGTGCGGAGCTGCAACCCGATCTCGCCGACGGGGAGGTCCAGTTCGCCCGGAGCCCACACGCACGTCGCCCGTCCGACGCCGCCGACGATCCCGGTGTCCTTGACCAGCAGCACCTCGTCGTCGGCGTTCGTGACGACCACCTCGAAGGTGTAGCCCTCTGAGTAGTCGAGGGCGGTGCCGTTCACGGTGAGGTCGACGACCCACGGGGGGTCCACGTCGCCTTGGTGCCACGTCTTGGGGCTGGTCCGCATGGTGCCTACTTTCGCCGGATCGTTCGGCCGTCGAGGGGATGGGTGGAGCGCCCGTCGAGGTTCCGGGCGGTACGGGCGTCGAGGACGCTGGTGGTGCGCCCGTCGAGGTCACGGCCGGTGGCGCCGTCGAGGTCGCGGCGGGAGTGGTAGCCGGGCTGGAGGGCCTGCACGGTGAGGGTGCGGGCGAGCACGGCCAGCACGGCGGCGACGAGATCAACGTCGACCGGGCCGGCGGTGACGACCAGCGGCCGAGCCCCAGCGACGGCGATGGCCGGCTGGAGCTGAACGAACAGGCCCGACACGGTGCCGAGCGCGACCGGGGTCCACGCCGCCTCAGCCGGCTCCAGGGCCACGCTGACGGGGCCAGGGACCGGGAGGAGGGGAATCGCCACCACCGGCTGCACGGCGGGCTCCAGGAGCACCAGGGCGTCCCCGGTGGTCACGCCGAGCTGGCGGGCCTCGCTGTGCACCTCGACCGGGGCCAGCGCAACGGTCGACTCGGTGACGACACCGAGCGGGCGGGCCTCGACGTTGACGACGGCCGGGGCGAGATCGACCCCGGTGGTGGTGTCGAGCGCGAGGGGTCGGGCGGTGAGGGCGGCCGTGGCGGGGCTGAGGGCCACGGAGACGGCCCCGGGCGTCGGGGTGAGGGGTACGGCGGTCCAGGCGGCAGCGGCGGGCTGTACGGCGATCTGGACGGCCCCAGCGGCCACGCCCAACGGACGGGCCGTCGAGGCGACGGTGACGCGCTGGAGCTCGACGCTGGCGACCGACCCGATCGTGAGCGCCCGAGCGGCCGACGAGACGGTGGCCGGGGCCAGCGCGACAGCGACAGGGCCGACGGTCACGCCGAGAGGGCGGGCGGTCCACGAGGCGGCCGCCGGCGCGAGCCCGATGGTGGCGGCACCGGGCGTGACGCCGAGCTCCTGGGCCTCGACGGCAGCGGCAGCGGGGGCCAGGTCGATCTCGACGGCGCCGGTGGAGATCGCGAGGGGCTGGGCCTGGACGGCCACGACGCCGGGGGTGAGCGGGACGGAGGTGCGGGCCGTGAGCGCCTGAGCGGACGAGGCGACCACCGCGGGGGCGAGGGCCGTCGACACCGCCCCGGGGGTGACACCGAGGGGCCGGGCCGACACCGTGGCGGCAGCGGGGGCCAGCGCGACCGTGACCGCCCCGGCGACGACGCCGAGCGGCCGCGCCGAGACGGCGGCAACGGCAGGTGCGGCCGCGACGGTGACGGCGCCGGCCGTGACCCCCAGCGGTCGGGCCGAGGTCGCGACCGTGACCGGTGCGGCCGCGATCGACACGGCGCCCGGGGTCGGGGTGAGAGGCCGTGCGGACACCGCGACCGAGGCGGGCGCGACGGCCCGGGTGGTCGAGCCCGGCGTGACGCCGAGCGGCCGCGCCGAGACAGCCACCGACGCCGGGGCCAGCGCACGCGTGACCGCTCCCGGGGTGATGCCGAGCGGGCGGGCGCTGGTGACCACGGCCGAGGTGGCGAGGGCGACCGTCTGCGCGTAGATCAGCCCGAGGGGTCGGGCCGAGGTGGCAGCGACCGCCGGGGCCAGAGCGACCGACACCGCGCCCGGGGTGACCGTCAGGGGGCGGGCCGAGACGGCGACCGTGGTGGTCGTCAGCGCCCTCGACACCGCACCCGGCGTGACCGTGAGGGGTCGAGCCGAGGTGGCGGCCGTGGCCGGCGAGAGGGTGACGCCCGACGGCGGGGTGGTCGTGCTCGGCGTGAGTGGCCGCGCCGACGTGGCGATTGTCGTGGTCGTCAGCGAGCGGGACACCGCCCCCGGCGTGATCGTCAACGCCCGGGCGCTCGTCGCCGCCGTGGCCGCCACCAGCGTCACCGACTGCGGGGCCGGCTTGTACGGGATGCCGACCGTGTAGGCGATCCAGTTGCGGGAGGTGTTGGTGAACGTGCCCGGGTCCTCGGACTGGTCGGAGGACGACTCCAGCCGGGCGATCTGCATGAGGACCGACGAGGTGGAGCTGGCCGACGTGAGGGTGGTCCCGAGGGCGGTGTAGCCCGACGGCACGCCCGAGATCGTGTTGCCGGTCGTGGCGTCGACCATCGCTACGGCGAGCCACAACATCCCCTCGACCCGGCCGAGGTCGACCGACGGCGGGTTGGCGTTGCCGGTCGTGCCGGTCGCCGGGATCAGCAGGTTGGGGCTGGCGCCGTTGACGAGCTGGCTGATGTTGGTGATGCCGTGGTCCTTGATGCACACCACGTAGGCGTCGTAGTCCTGGGCGGCGGCGTCGAGCGTGAGGGTGTCGGACCCGTCGGCGATCTTGCCGAACACCGCGCCCCGCATGACGTTCGTGCCCGGCCCGGCCGACTGGTGCAGGGTCGTCCACTCCTGAGAGGCAGCCCCGGCGTCGAGCGCGATGGAGTCACCGGCGGTCGGGGCGTCGACCGTGGCGAAGCACAGCAGCAGGTCGCCGACGGCGATCCCGGACGGCATCGTGATCGCCTCATCCGCGCCGAAGCTGGTCCCGAACTCGGTGCCCGTCGTCGACACCCAAGGCGACAGGGCCGGGCCGGTGACGTTCCACTTGATGGCGAGGTACTGAGCGACCCGCCGCCACTCGTGGTCGGTGAGCGCCCGGTCGTAGATGATGTGCTCGAAATGGTCGTAGTCGCCGGGCTCGGCGCCGTTGCCTCGGGCACCGATCGCGAAGTCGACGATCCCGGTCCCGACGATCGCGCCGGCCGGGTCGAACACTCCCTGCCGGGCGCCGGTGTGGAAGTACTCCAGGCTCGTCGTCGAGTTCGACCGCCACCCGATGATCTGCGCGTTGGTGGCTGTGCCACCCGCGGCCGTCGGGGTGTAGGCGTTGGTGTACGGGTAGATCGTGAACCCGGTGGCGTCGGCCGGCGAGTAGGTCCCGAAGTCCATCGGGGTGCCGCCGCCGTCGAAGTCGTAGAAGCTGGTCGCCCACTGCGCCGTGCCGCCCGGGGCGGACCGCTTCTTGATGACCGCGATGTGCGTGAACGTCACATCGGAGGCGATCGTCGCCTTCATGTAGTCGTTGGTGCCGTCGCCCCGAACGCCCGCCAGGCTGTTCTGGAGGTTCGTGACCACCGTCATCTGGTTGGCCCCGGTGGCCTGGACTAGATGACGCGTGCCGGCTGGACCGAGGTCGGTCCAGCTCGACACCGACGCGCCGTTCGCCAGCCCGAGCTGGCTGGCGTCGTACCAGGCGTGCAGCCCGCTGAGATCGTTGGGGCTAGTGACCGCCGCCATGAATCACCTCCTCCCGAGGTCGGGGGGAGGCCCGCTCAGGTGAGGCGCAGGAAGTCGGCGATGGTGACCGTGTAGTCGCCGCCGTTGGTCGCCACCGAGGCGAAGTTGGTGTCGTGGTAGCTGATCGGGAAGCTGCCGGCGTCGTTGGTGATGAACTCGTAGATCAGCGCCGCGGCCGGGGTGTTGTTGGCCGCCCCACCCGCCGCGGTCCACGTGACGTTGGCGGCGTCCACGTCGGCCCGGTTGTCGGTGTTGTTGGCCGTCACCGTCAGGGAGGCCAGGTCCTTGCGGACGTAGTTCGTGAAATCGCACTCGGCGACCGAGCCGACGGCGAGCACCGCGGCGACCGACGTGAGGTCGGGGTCGTACGCACCGGCCGCCGTGGTCTTGAGGAGGAGCATGCGGATGGTGTCGGCGTTCAGGTCGAGGTCGCCCGAGGCCATGCGGGCCTTGGCGATGTTGTAAACGGTGTCTGCCATCGGGTGGGCTCCTACCTGTGTCGATCAGACCGGGACAACGTGTGCACCGTCATCGAGCCGACAGGCCCGCCACCGGATGCAGCGCCAGCGAGCGCGGCGACTCTCTTCTCCAGGGCCGTGATGATCGGCCCCCAATCCTCCGTGTAGTCGCCCGTCGAGGTGAACACCGCCGGGCGGGACAGCAAGTCGGCGAGCCGGGTGGACAGCACCTCGTGCGCCACCTTCTCGACCGAGCCGAGCCGATGCCACGCCACCTCCAGCTCCTCGTCGGCGGGCGGCTGGTCCGTCCCGATGTGGGCTCGGATGGCGGCGATGCGCGCCGCGCCCACGTCAGGCCTCTGCGGAGGCGGGCACCTTGGCGCCTGACGCCTCCGCACCGGGCTCGGGCACCTCGACGCCCGGGTCCAGCCCCAGGTCGTCTACGGGCTCCTGGGCGGCCTCCGTGGCCGGGATCGGGAGCGCCAGGTTGCCGAGCTCCAGGATCAGACCCTCGCGGGCCTGGTCGCCTCGGGCCGTCTCGGCGTCGAGCGTGAACTGCGCCCGGGCGATGCGTTCGTCCGGGTCCTCGATCTCGGCGATGAACGCCACGATCTCGTCGGCCGGCGTCCACGCCACCCACTCGTCGATCGAGCCGGCCACCGGGGCCTCGGGCTCAGGGTCGGGGATGTCGTCGACCCGTTCATCGGCCACGAGGCCCACCGCCCACGCCGGAAGAACCTCGCCGGCCATGAGCGTTCGCACGCCGCCGGTGATGGGGTCCGTGACGTGGACGGTGTTCCTCAGCAGCTTCATCAGACGGTCGCGACGAACAGACCGTTGGGGTCCGTGAGGACCGGAAGGGCCAGACCCTCGGCCGTGGTCTTGGACCACACCGGGTCGATCGAGCCGACCATGTAGGCGATGATCCCGGGGGTCGTCGCGAACTGGAGCTCCCCACGGCCGGCGAGGTCGAGGGCGGCGGGGGGCGGACCGTACAGCGTCTCGCCCATGCCGGCCTTGACGCCGATGACCTTGCGGTTGCTGACGACCCGGGCCGGGGTGCCCACGTCCATCTGCGGGCGCTCCACGTCGAACATCACGACGAGCGGGGCGTTGACCCCGGCGGCCGAGAGGACCTGCTGCACCGTGCCTGGGCTGATGATGCCGGGGGTGACACCCGAGGTGCCGCCCGCCATCGTCTTGATCTGCGCGTTGAGGACCAGGTTGCCCATGATCTCGGAGCTGATGCCCCAAGCCTGGGGGTTCTGCCCGCCGTTGTTCGCCCGGTAGATCGCCTCCCAGGCGATGAGGTCGGTCACCGGCACCGAGGCGCCCGTGTTCGACCACGCCGCGCCCGAGGGCGTCACGCCGAGCTGGTTGGCCGGCACCGGGAACTCGGCGACCAGCTCGTTGCCGGCCTCGACGTTGCCGAGCTCCGTCAGGACGACGGTGCCGGTCACGAGGATCGAGCCGTGGGCCAGGGTGATCCGGTTCTGGACGGCGTGCGCCGCCCGCTCGGCATCCCGGTAGACGACCCGCTCCAGCTCGGGGCTGACGGCGCCGACGGCCGCACGAGCACGGGCGAGCTGGGCACGCTCCTTCTCGTTGAGGCGGTAGCCCCAGGAGAGCGGGGGAATCTCGCCCTTGATGACGGCGATCCCGGGCCGGGTGCCGATCGGGGCCGGCGTGTCCCAGGCGCGGTACCGGGCCACCTCGCCGGCATTGCGGAGATCACCGTTGGTGATCTCGTACTCCAGGTCGTCGACCAGCCGCGGCGGGAACAGCCCCGCGAACGGCAGATCGCCGTCCACGAGGTCGCGCACGTAGCCGGTCAGCTCGGCGGGCGGGATGACGTCGGTGATGTACTCGGCTGCCACGTGTGGCTCCCTCTCTCAGATCGTGTGGGTCGTGTTGCGGACGGAGGCGGGGAGGCTCTTACGAGCCGGACGGGGCGGCGATGTGGGCGATGTGGGTCAGGTCCGTCTCGGCGCCCGAGTCGTGGCCGGAGTTCTCCGGGAGGTACTGCACCAGCACCTCACCGCTCCAGAACAGGGCGGCCGCCAGGTCGCCCTCGCTGTTGCGGTCGTACGGGATCGAGGCGAACAGGAGCCCGGCGGCGGCGGGGTCGCCGTCGTAGGGGCCGTACAGCCCGGTGGCGGTGATCCGCGACAGGTAGACGCCCGAGGGGATCATCCCGTTGGGGAAGTCGCCCGTGTCGGGGTCGAGGTCGAACGCCGAGCGGTCGAGCACGATGGACCGCGGGGTGCCGATGGGCATGCCACCGTTCCCGATCCAACGCTGATCCTCGCCGACGAGGGTCTTGACGGTGCGAACAGACGGGTCCATGCGTTCTCTCCTGCCTTCAGTTGAACGTGCGGAACGAGCCGGTCGGATCGAGCGACTGCGTGGGGCGGGCTTCCTTCACCGCTGCTGCACGGTCCTTGCCGCGCTGCATCGGATCGGTTTGGTCGGCGGCCGGGCGGGGCGCACCAGGTGCACCACCGGACGGCGCCGGGGGCAGACCGCCGGGGGCGGGCGTGCCGAACAGAGCCGGGAACTTGACCTTGGTGGCCTCGACCGCGGCGGTGATCGCGGCGGCGTCCACGTCGCCGTCGGGGAGCGCGACCAGGGCGACGATCTCGCCCGAGGTGAGGGGCGGGGCACCGGCGGTCACGAGCGCCGCCTGGACCATCGCGTTGCGAATCGCCCGGCCGGCGGTGGCCGTGGCCGTGGCGGCGGTGCGCTCACGCTCGGCCAGCTCCTCGGTGCGGCGCTGCTCCTCGGTCAACGCAGCCTTGCGGGCGGCGTCGGCGTCGGTGATCCACTTCTGGAGCTCGGCGGGGGTCTTGGCCCCAACGAGGTCCATGAGGGGCTGCAACGCCGCCTGGGAGCCCGAGGCGGTCGCGGCGTCGATCTGCGCCTGGATGGCGGCGAGGTCGGCCGGCGGCGCCGGGGCAGGGGTCGGGGTCGGGGTCGGCGTGGGTGCCGGGGTCGGGGTGGGCGGCGGGGTCGGAGCGGGCGGGTCGCCCTCGGCTCCACCACGGACGATCGGGTACAGGCGACCGGTGCGCGACACAGCGACGGGCCAGCCGTCGAGCGTTCGGAGCACCGTGAAGGCGGTGGTGTTGGTCACGGCCGACATCGTTGGCACGGTCCACCCGCGGTGGCCGGATGCAGCGCCGAGGATCATCGGGCCGGCAGAGTCGGGGTGGGCGGCGGGGCGGGCTGGTTGGGCAGGATCAGGCCCGGGGCCGCGGGCCCAGGAAGGGTTGGGGCCGGGGGCTCGTCCTCCTCGTCGGAGGCGGGCAGCCCGAGCCGGGCACGCACCAGCGGCTCGTCACCCGTCGCGGCGAACAGGGCCTCGGCGCCCTCGATGTCCTCGGCCTCGATGCGGGCCAGCTCCTCGACGAGATCGCCCACTTCGATGCCCACGTCCTGCAACAGCTGGAGGGCCGAGCGGCGGGAGATGCCCTTGGCGTCGAGGAGGGCAACCACGAGGTCGACGGCCTCCTTGCGGTCCGCCGGCAGGAACGAGCCGAACGCCAGCGTGGCGTCCGGGGTCGGGCCGGGCTCCAGGTCTTGGCCGGCTTGGGCGAGGCGCTGCACGAACCGGAGGAACAGCCGGTACTTGGGGTCGCGCACCAGGCGCAGCAGCCCGATGAGGTCCTTGTACGGGCCGACCTTCAGGGA